AAATACATACCAGAAGTATAATTACTTTCGAAAGGTATCGCGCTTGAAAAGAACAGCTTCGCCACGCCATCGACACCGATGTAAGCCTTCTTGACTTTTCTCGCCTTGCCGTCCAAGCCGATATAAATCTTTTTCACGGCACGCGCCTTGCCGTCCAAGCCGATATAAGCCTTTTTCGCCATCTATCGTTCACCTCACTCATACACAAAGTACAGCACGCCGCTTTCGAGCGGACTCGTACCGGCGGTAAGATCGGCGGTGCCGTAAGTGTATGCCGGCGCCTTGGTGCGGAACAGCGCAGCGTGTGCGTCCGCCGCAGCATTGTGCGCGGAGATCTGCCCGCTCACATCCGGTGTCGGAATCGCTTTGATCTTGTTGTCGGTATACACCGCTGCCGCGCTCTGTGCCGCACTCGCCTTTGCGTCCGCATATTGGAACACATCCTGCGCCTTGCCCTTTGGGTCATAAACGCTTGCCAGCATATCGCCCGCACCCTTGCCGTCCTCGCCTTTTTTGGCGATCAGCAGCCAGTACGCGGCATCGGTCGGCGCATGTCCGGTCGTTGCAGCCGTGCACACATAAGACGAGCCATTAAAGCTGACCTTGTTTCCGGGTACATACGCCTTGCCTGCGCTGTACTCCTCCCACACGTTGCGTGCTTTCTCGGTGGTCTGACGGGCGGTTTCCGCGGCGGCACGGCTCTTTTCAGCGTTCACGCGGGCGGTCTCGTTCGTCTGACGGGTGCTTTCCGCATTGGCTCTTGCCGTCTCCGCGCTCACACGCCCCGTTTCGGCAGATTTTCGCGCCGCTTCACCGCTTTCGCGAACAGTCTCCGCAGAAGCGCGGTTTGTCTCAGCAGTTTTCCGTGCGGTCTCGGCAGAAATGCGCGTATCTTCAGCGCTCACGCGGTCTGCCTCGGCATCCGCTCTGCCGGTCTCGGCAGAAACACGCGCAGATTCATTCTGTGCGCGGCTGCTTTCTGCGTTTGCCCTCTGGCTTTCTGCCGTCACCCGTGCGCTCTCCGCGCTGACCCTGCCATTCTCCGCCGAAGCCCGGCTCTTCTCCGCCGAGTCGCGTTTGTTCTCCGCGTTCACGCGGGCCGTCTCTGCCGTTACGCGGTCGTTTTCCGCGCTGATGCGGTTTTCCTCCGCCGACAGGCGCGCCGTTTCATTGGTCGCGCGCTGACCTTCCGCGCTCACGCGCCCCTGTTCAGCGCTCTGCCGGTCGTTCTCCTGCTGCACGCGCTGCGCTTCCTCGGCGGACCAGCTGTTTGCCGACTCCTCCATGTCCGCGAACTTGTCAACGATGGCGTTGAACTGCGGCGCGATGACCTCGCGCGTAAACTTCTCAAGTGATTTCTTGTTCTCGTAAGGCGTTCCATTCAGCGTATCAGGCAGCGAGGTCATGCCCTTCTCGTTGAACTGCTCGTCTGTGATCTTGTAATCACGAATACTCATTATGCACCTCTTTCCTCTCCGGCTTCGATGTACTTCACGAGAATTTCATAGATACCGAAGCCCTCGTTCAGTGCGTCTGAAGCAAAGATAAACTGGATCATTTTCCACTTCTTTACCTTGCAGCGGAACTGACGGACGCTGTTCGCGCTTGTTTCAAACGTAAAACGTTCGAAATCAATGTCCTCGAAAGTCAGCCGGTCCGCGTAGAACTCGCGGATGCGCCTGCCGCTGTCCTTCTCGGTGCGGACATACAGCTCGCACTTGCTTCTCGCGTATCTCTTGAGATGCACCGCGCTTCCGCGCTTGGGCATGGTCTTGAGCATCGCGATATTGCCCATGCTGTCGAGCTTGCTTGCCCACTCCGCATGGATCGGCGCGCCGTCGTCGTTGTAGGCACGCATGAGCGTCTCGTTCTCCTCGGTGACCATATCGTCGTTGAACTTGCAGACCCTGCCGTCTGCCGTGCCGAAGTACAGCGTCTGGCGGTCTGCGCGCAGCACGCGCGCCGGAATGTTGATCCAGTAGTACCACTCATAGCCGTTGTCGCTCTTGTCCTGGTTGCCGTCCGCGACGTAGGCTCTGCCGTCCACGACGAGCACATACCAGCCGCGCCACGTTGCCGCGACCGCCTCCTCGAGACCGTGCTCCTTGGTCAGTTTGAGGTTGACGCGCCGCGAGCGGCAGAACAGCTGACGCACCTGCATGTTGTTGTAGTAGGTCGTTGTCGGGGCATACACGCCTCGAGGACTCAGATACAGCGGATCGTCATTAAGGTTCGCCGCCGAGTACCGCGCGACCGCGCCGTAACCGGGCACGCCCTCCTTGAGCGGGAACGCCGCGACGTTGTTCGTGATCGTTCCGACATGGTGCCAGATCGTGCCCTCCTGCCGGTTGTCCTTCTTGATGACGAGCAGCTCGCCCTGCGCTTTGAGATAGCACATGATGGGAAAATCGCTCGAACCGACAGTGGAATAGTTGCTGTCCGGGAAATACGTCGGGTCGCTGAGGCCGGAGAACCATTCCATGTTTGCGAAGCCGTCGTTTCCGGACAGGAACACGCGGTCTCCCGAGCCGTCCAGACCGTAGATCGCGAAGATCGTGCAGCCGAAGATCTTCTTTCGCGTCTCGGTGGTCTTGGCGAACTTGATTTCAATGTTGCTCGTGCCCGCGTTCTCCGGTGCTCTGGGCGCCGAGCTGAGCGTCACCGTGCCCTTCACCGCGTCGAAGCTCTTTACCGCGATGCTCTCGCCGGTGATATGGTACTGCGCTGTGGGCGTGACGTCCGCGTCAATGCCGGCCACGTCGAGCTGAAATGTCGTGCTCGAGCCGTCCGCGACGAATCGGTTACGCCGCCACTTGGAAATCATGTTGACCTTCTCATAGGGCTCGCCGCCGCCTGCCGGCTTACGCTGATAGCTCGTCAGCGGGCAGTACGCCGTATCGTCCGCGACGCGCTTTACGCTCGTTCCGTCATAGACGAGGTATTCCGCGCCGGTGAGCAGATACAGCTTGCCGTTCAGATAAAACCCCTGCGTCCGGCCGCCGCTCTTCAGGCCGGTCATCAGCGTCTGCTGACTGCCTGCGATCGGCTGATAGGTGTCCGTGTTCAGACGTACCTTGTACAAGGTGTCTCCGGCGTGCACGATCATGGTTCTGCCGGTCTCGGTCGTGGCCTCGTAGAGGAAAATACCGGCGACCGGCCTGTTTCCGCCGAGGTTCAGCACCGTGCGCCAGCCCCACCGCCGTTCAGGCGCGCCGCCCTCGTCCGCGATAACGTTCACCGCGCGCGGACTGCGGCCGTCGTCGATCTGGGTCTCGTCGGTACTGTAGTCCACACCGCGAAATTGTTTGTAGCGCTTCCTGCCGATGGTAGGCGTGGAGAAGTCGGGAACCGTCATGGTTTTCATTCTGTGCCCTCCTCCCTGTCATACGCGAACACCGCAGGCGCGGCGTCCTCAAGCGCCTCGACGAAATAGTTGTGCTCGAGGACCATCTGTGCCTGCTTGTCCTCCTCGTCGATCATGAGCGCCGAAGCGAGGCCGTGCGGCAGCGCGCCGCGCGTGATCCGGTCATCCCAGTCGAGGACCGTGTCGTCTATCGCGTTGATCTCCGGCGCGCTCGTGAGCTCTTCCCGCCCGCTCGCCGCGCGGATCGCGTTCTCATACGGCAGCGCCTCGATCAGCAGCCGCTCAAGCAAAAGCGGCGAATACTGATCGTAATCCGTATCGCCGCCCTTGCTGGTGAACAGAATGGCGGCCGCAAGATCAAAAATCTTTCTTACTGTTGTTGCCATTCTTTCCTCCTGAATTTAGTTGTCGGTTGCCTCAGACACATCCGAGGTCAGCTTGCCGTTCTTGCCGAACGCAACCACGCGGATGGTCTGGCCTGCGGTCATCGCGACCGTGCCGCCGGTTGCGACCTGCTTGCGGTTCATGGAGAAGCGCGGGTCCGAGCCGTCGAGGGTGTACCAGATCTCGTCTGCGTCCGCCGCAGTCACAGTTGCGGAGTGTGCGGAGATGGAAACCGAGCACGCCTGACGGCTTGCCGCCTTCGCGACGACGACGACCGCCTCAGCCTTGGACGCGAGTACGAACAGATCGTAGGTCTGACGGCCCTCGATGACCGCGCCGGACACGCCGACCGGGTCGTTGTGGATCTTGGTATCGTTGATGCGGTACGGGAACGCGACAGCCGAAGTGTGCATCGCGATCATGTAAACGTCAGCCGGGAACATATTCGACGGAACAGAGACCACGGTAAAGCCCGCGATCTGGCCGCAGGTGCCGGTGGGCAGCTGCTTGCCGGCGAGCGAGTCAAGACCGCTCCACTCGTCCGACATGATGATCTTCTGTCTGTCCTTCGCGCGGATGAACAGCACGCGGCCGCTTTCCGGAACGAGGTTCTCGTCCATGTGGGCGGCGGCGTCGTAGACCATGGAAACGATGGTGCTCTTGGCCGGCTCTGCGGTCACGCCGTTGATGTGGCCGAGCTTCGCAAGCTGTGCAAAGCCGTACTTGTCGCCGGTCGGAACGCACTGCTCTGCGATCTCCTGACGCAGCCACAGAGCGGACTTGTTGGAGATGGCCTGTTCGCTCTCGTCGCCCTTGTCGACGACGCCGTTGAACGCCTTGTCCTGGGTCATGATGTACTCGTTGACGATATCCTGAACGTCCTTGAGTTCGCCGTAGCGCGAGGTGCCGCTGCGGTTGTAATCGACAACAGGATTGGTTTTGAGCATGTAGACACGGCAGCTCTTCGCGCCGGTCATCTCGACGTTCGCCTTGCAGTGCGGACGCAGGAAAGAGGAATGGGTATACAGCTTCTCAATCGCAGAAGCGTATTTGGCGGTAAGGTTGATAGCCATAAAGCGTTTTCACTCCTATTAGAGTCCGAGTCCCTGAAGGCCGCGCAGGAACGGGTCCGAGGTGTCGCCCTCGCTGCCGCCCACGCTGCCGGGGCTCATCTGTCTGTTCTGATTGTTCTTCTTTTCGATCTCGACCTGCTGCTGCGCCTGCTCTGTCATATAGCGCCAGTGCGCAGCAACCGGGGTCATGTGCTCCTTCGTGACGAGCTCAGCCACGCGCGGCGGCACGTCCTCGACGCTTTTCGCGCCGGAGACCCTGACATACTCATCCCATGCGCGCGTTTCGGCCTCGTGCCGTGCCTGCTGTACGGTCTGGTCGATGCGCTGCTGCGCGGCGGTGATCTCCGCCTGCCGCCGCTGCGCCGCGCGCACCTGTTCGGCACGCTGCGAGGCGAGACGGCCCTCTGCGATGGCCCGGAGCGCCGCGTCCGGCGTGTCCGGGAACTCGCTGCGGCACTTTTCGATCTCGCCCTCGAGCATCTGCTGACGCTGCACGCCCTCGAGCTGTTCGAGGTACTGCTGACGGCTCATGCCGGAAGCCTCGGCGTAGCGGTCCAGCAGACGGAACTCGCGTTCGCCCTTCGCGTCGTAGTTCATGCCCTTCTGAAGGAGCTCGACCGGGTTTGCACCCAGCGCGCCGGTGAGCGCCTGCACCGCGTCCGCAGGCAACAGGATCTGCTGTCCGTTGTAAAAGAGCGGTACGGTCTGCACCGGCTGATTTTCCGCCGTCTCCAGCGGGGTCTCGCCGCCCTCCGGCGGCAGGGTCTCCGGCTCGGCCTGCACTGTCGGGTCAGTCTGCTGGTTTTCCAGACCGCCCGCTTCACCCTCCCCGCCGCCGTCCGGGGCAGCGGCCTGCTGGTTTTCCAGGCCGTTTTCTCCCGTCAGGCTTTCGAGGAAAGCGTCGCCGTCGAAGCCGTCCATGTCCGCGCCGGTCTCGGATGTATTGCCGTCCCCGGCAAAATACTGCAAACCGATACCCTCGCGAAGCTCGCTTCCGTCCATGATGTTTCTGGTTTCCAAATTCATAGAGCAAATCCTTTCTATTGCAATCGCCCGCAGGCGTTTGCGGCGTAGTGTTGTTTGTTTTCCCTGCCCTGCGGCGGACGCACCGCCATTCCGCAGGCGGTACGCCCGGCATCCTTGCACACAGGGGGAATGTGTGGCCCGGGCGCGCGGCCGATATGGCGAGAGCCGCCGCCCGCCGCAGGGCAGGAAAGAAAAAAATGGTTGTTTCAGGACCCTGACGGACGGGCGAGAAAAAGAAATAGGAAGAACTCGCTCATCCGCCTGTATCCCCGAAGGTCATCGGGCGGTAACGCCCGTCACGGCCCTGAATAGAAGAAAAAACGTGGTTCCGGCGCTCGGACGGACGCCCGGACGGGGGAATGTCCGGGAGGGAATGTCCGCCAAAGAAAACTGAAAGGAAATGTAAACCCAGCCCAGGAAGAGGCTGCCGGGCGGCATCTCAAACCGCCCGTCCGAGCGCCGGAACAGATCATCAGTCAGCCGTTACAACTACGTTCTCCCACTTCTTGTATGCGTCGAGGTAGCCCTCGCTCTTCGCGCCGTTCCAGGTGAACTCATAGTACATACCATCCGAAACAGTCGTGGACAGCATCGCCTTGTTGTTGCCGAGCGTCTTACACATCCAGACGATAAAAACATCGTCCTCGGTGATCTTCTTCTTGTCAGTTGCGTCAACGTGCGCGTTGAAATAGTCAACTACGGCTTCAACCGCAACCTGCATGAACTTCTTGTTATCCATACCGTATCACCTCAAAATCTGAATTTAGGCTGTTTGCCTTTGCTATACTTCGCCTTCGCGGCATCTGAAACCGCCCGTCCGAGCGCCGGAACAGAAAAATCAATAATCAGGTTCGAGAATCGGAACACCGTACTGCACAGCACATTCGCGCTCGATCATGCAGCCGCGTGCGTCCTCCCAACCCTTGGCGAAATAAACAAGATCCGCATCTGCCAAAAGCCGGATAGACTCAGCAATAAACCAAAGCGGCTTTGCGTCATGCGGCGCATTCTTGAAGAAAGAGTCGATAACTTCGACCGGCTCACCGAGATATTCAGTCGCTTCGCGGATAGCACGCTCACGCGCGCGTTCAATCTCATCGTTGGTCTTGTCCTTCATTGGCTGAGAAATAAAGAGCTTTTTCATGTCATCTCACCTCAAAATCTGAACTTAGGCTCTTTCCCCTTGCAGAACTTCGCCTTCGCGGTGTTCAGCGCCTCCTGCATCGCGCCGAACATCGCGTCTACCTGCTGTTCGGTGTACTCGTAGTCGCCGGTTGCGAAGTTGCCGATCAGGCTGATCGCCTTGCACGCTCGTCCCACGCGCGGCTCTGCCACGCGGATAAAGCGTTCCGCCTTGGTTTCAACTGTCTTTTCCATGTTTACATTCCTCCATTATTCATAAGCTGCTGCATGCTTTGCTGCTGCTGCATTCGCTTTGCCGCCTCGACAAGCTCCTCCTGATCCTTGACGGAACCCTCAGGCATCCGCGCCAGGAAATCCGCATTGGACGGCATAACACCCGCCGTCTGCAAGTTGTTGAGCGTCGAGATCTGCAAAATGCGGCTCCAGTAGCTCGCCTCGCCGATATGGATGTTGAGGTCGAGCGCCTCGACCGGGAGCGTGCCGAAGTCGTACATCTCGACCCTCGTCTGCTTCTCGGTCTGCCCGTTCTCGCCCGCCGGGACCTCGATCTTGACCTGCCGCACGCCGTAGTAGGCGTGCATCATGTCGATCATCACCCGCTCGTAGTCCTCGACGAACTGGTAATACGCGATCTTGGTCAGCGCGAGCGGCGCGGCGTTCGCGGTCTGCACCGCAACGATGGCCGAGCTGTTCTCCGGGTTTTTGACGTTGCCGAGTGCAGCGTCGTTCGCGCCCGCGCAGTTCTTGAGCGCGTCGGTCATGGTGGACATAATGCCGGTCGCCTCAGTCGGCAGCGGCATCGAACCGGCGACCGCCGTCAGTGCCTCCCTGACGTCGCCCGAGACGCCGATGTAGGGCGCGTCCGGGTCCCAGCCGTTCGGGAACTTCGAACGGTTGTACACAAGTTTCGGCATTGCCGTGTTGATGAGCTGCAAAGCGACAGCTGTCCAAAGCTTATTAATTTCGATCTGTGAGTTGATGAGAGGCTTCACCTCCATCACGCCGTGATAGCAGTTCTTGCGCGGCTTCCAGCTCATGTACGCCACCGGATAAAGTGACATTTTGGTTGCAACGTCCGGCTCGATGAGCACATCGCCGCAGCTGCGGCAGTAGTGGACGTACCCGTCCTCGCTCTTCCAGAAGCGCACAAGCTCGGTGCCGAGCGTGTCGTTCTCGCTCTGCTCGTCGTCACCCTTGTACAGGCCGTCGGACTCGCCCTCAATGGTCTCCCATTCCTTGCAGCCGAGCCGTTTTGCGTCCTTGCGGATTTCGGATACCGGTCTGCGGCGCACAATGATAAGGTACGGCTGCTCCTGCACGTTCGCATTAGAAGGATTTCCGAACAGAATATTCGTGTTCATTACCTGTTCGGCGCAGATTTCGCCCTGCACCCCGCCGAGGCCGGAGTTTTTGCTTCCGTCAAAGTAGAAATACAGTGCCGCGTCTCCGTCTACGCAGGCGTCGCGCAGGATGGAGTGGTGCATGCTCTTGAGTTTTGATCGCTCGACAACGCGGTCAATCGACTGCTCGAGGATCTTCGCGGCGTACTCCGCCTGCTCGTCCGGCAGGAAAGGCTCAATGTCCTGGTCGACGTCGTTCGAAACGATCTGCGCGACCTTGTAATGTACGATAGGGTCGAGTACGTTCATCGTGATCGGCCGCAGAGTCTTGGTCTTCAGGCCCTCCCACTGCCGGCCCTCGACGAAGTTCTCGCACTGCTTGACGTCCTCATAGAGGTTCAGACCGTTGTTGAACTGTACACCCCTGTCGTACTCCGCACGCACGCGCGCGGCCGTGATCGTCTCAGTATTCGTCAGCATACAGATCCTCCTGACCGCGTCCCGAGCCGGAGTAGTTGAGGATGTTGGAGATCTCGCGCGATACGCGGCCCTCGGTGGTCAGACGCGCGTAATACTCCTTGTCGTGCTCGCTTTTCCAGTGCCCAGAGGTCTCCTTCTCGCGGATGAGCGCCTCTTCGAGCGCGTGCCGGTCGCTTTTCAGCGTCTCGATCTCACGCTTCGCCGCCGAAAGCTCCTTTGTTGCCCGCTCGTGCTCATCCTTTTCGAGCTGAAGTTCTGCGCGAGCCTCCTGAAGCGAGCGCCGCAGCGTGCACGCCGCGTTCTCGCCGTCATGGAGCGTCATGTCGAGCTTGTGCGCGCGCTCGATGGCAAATGCCTTCTCCGTGGTGACGGTCTTGAGCGACGCCTCCATGCACTTTGCCGACTTTTCGAAGGCGAGCAGCTGCTCCTCGGTGCTCGTGAGCGTCCGGCGCAGACTGTGCGCCTTCCGTGCCTGAATGACCGCCTCTGCGCAGGCAGCAACGGCAAACGCAATGCTAATACCCAAATACATTTTTGGTCTCCTCCTCTGTGCTTACATAATCCTCGCTGAATTCCTTCGGTTCGCAGGCCGCAATCGGACGGCCTGCCACGAAATACCGCAGCATATCCGCCGGGTGGGTGTACACGTGCGGCTCGTTTGCCACATCGTCCGGGTGCTTCTCATCGTGCAGCAGCATTGGAATGCTCTTGATGGTCTGCGTACAGTTGGAGAAGATCATCAGACTCGGCCTGCCGGTGTCCTTGCGTACCTTCAAATATTCTTTGAGGTCAAGCCAGCCGAGCACGCGGCCGTTTTTCGCTTTTTCCATAAACACACCGCATTCCGCAAAGCGGTCTGCCGCGCTGCGTCCGGTGTCCTGTCTCCTGTTCCAGAGGTCAGGCGGTGCAAAGGTGGTCGCGTACCGTTCGGTTTCGTCCGAGCGCTCCAGGATGGCGTTAGCAGCGTCAGATAATATAAGTCCATCGTGACCTTCTCCCAAATCCTTGCCCTCGCAGTATTCCTTGTACAGATACGCGGTGCCGTTCTCGTCCACGGCAAACCAGCCGACCGCGAGCATATCGAAGCCGTAGTCAAGAGACCGGTACCGCGTCCAGTGGTCCGGGATGGGGAACGCCTCGCAAACATGCGTCTCGCGCCGGAACTCGGGGAAATACATCCCCTCAAATACGTCCCAGTCGCCGTACAGCATGGCCCGCTTGCGGTCCTCGGGCAGATTTTCGAGTGCGTTCACATATTCCGGCGAGTTGCGCATCAGCGCCTTGTTGTCGTAGACGTTCGCCTGGATAAAGAGATAATTCTCCGGCTTTTCCTTCTTGACGAAATCGCGGTCGATGAACAGCCGCTTGAACCAGGCGTGCCCCACGCCCCCAGGGTTGCACGTGAAGTACATCCGTGGCGGGAAGAACTCGTCCATCAGGCCGGACGAGCGGTTGCTCTCGGTCATGGTCGTAAAGACCTTCTCGGGGAACTGCGTGCACTCCTCGAGGAAAATAACGTCGTAAGCCTGGCCCTGATACTGCGACAGGTCGCTGTCATGCCGGCAGTAGCCGAACTTGAGCCGCGCCCCGTTGGGAAAGACGAAAGCCTTGTCCGTGCCGTTGTATTTCGCCACGCCGTTCAGCTCCCGCATGGCGGGCAGCAGGTGGTTCTCTTTCAATTCGGGGTATGTCCTTCGCATGAAAAGCACCTGAATGCCGCTGTACCGCAGACAGAGCAGCTCGGCCTTCATTCGTGCAACGTGGCTCTTGCCGCCGCCTCGCGCGCCGCCGTAAGCGGTGTATCGCGTGCGGCTGAGCAGGAAATCACGCTGCTTGGGGTATGGTTCCTTGAAAACGAGCTGCTTCATTCCGCGAACGCCTCCTCATCCGGAGAAACGAAGGAGATCTGCGCGCCTGCGTTCTCGCCCTCGTTCAAATGTGCCTCGAGTGCTTCCTGCCGCTCCATCACATCCTTTAGCGTGCCGGACAGCTCGCGCAGAGTGGTGCCGGTGTAGTTCGTCACGATCTTGCCGAGCAGCTCGGCCTGAGTCGGATCCAGCGAGATACAGCCGTCCTTCGCAGCCTTGCGGATAATCGCAAGCCCTTTGTCCAGGTCTTTCATCTCGCTGAGCGTCGCGGCAGCCTTGCGGCCGAGAGAACGAACAACATCGTCCACGACCTTGTTACACCGCTTGATCTGTGCACGGCGGATCTCACGCCTTGCGGCAATGCCGTCCTCGTCTCCCTCGTTCTGCGTGTGCACCCAGTCCGCGAGCGTCGATTTCGGAATGCGCATCCGGCAGGCGGCGTTTGTGATCGAGACGCCGCTCGCCACGAGCGCAAGCGCCTCCTCTTTGAATTTCAGGTCATACTTGCTTCCGCGCTGCTGCATCCGATCACCTCCCGCGCGTGTCTTGTTTTAGCTGAATACAAGTATAATCGGAAAAATCGGACAAAACGGACAACTTTGTCCGAGCAGTAAAAAAGCGCCCGGACGAGCCTCACGGCACGCCCAAGCGCTTGTGTTTTCAGTTATTCGGTTTTGCAATGAATTCCCGCTCGTACTCCTTCAGCAGCCTGTCCAGCGTCGGGCGGCTGACCCCATTTTCCCGCGCGAGCGTCGCCTTGCTCTTGTGCCGCGTCACCCAGTCGTGATACACAGCCGCCATGTCCTCGATAACGGTTTTCTTGCGTCCCTTGTATGCGCCGTTGCGCTTTGCGATAGCAATACCTTCCCTCTGGCGTTCCAGCATGTTCTCACGTTCGAACTGGTTGATCGAGGCGAGGATCGTCATCATCAGCCTTCCGTTCGGTGTCGAGGTGTCGATGTTCTCCTTGAGAGAGAAAAGCGTAATACCGCGCGCCTTCAGGTTCTCAGTCAGCTCAAGCAGATCTTTCGTGCTGCGGCTAATGCGGCTCCAGTCCATGATGTAGATCGTGTCCCCCTCTCGCGCGTAGTCCAGCATCTCCTTGAGCTTCGGCCGGTTCATGTCCTTGCCGCTGATCTTCTCGATGAACCACTTGTCGATGTCATACTTTTCAAGCGCTTCCACCTGCCGCGCCTCGTTCTGTTCCTCGGTCGATACACGCACATACGCGAGTTTTGCCCCGTTTGCCATTTTATCCACTCCTTGTTGATGTTTTGTAAAGTTGAACTCTTGACTTTGCTTTACACATGTAAAACAAAGCGAAAAACCATGCTATTTTTACGTTTTTCAGTGCACCTGCACACCTGCTCATTAGGGCATGTCCTATTTTTACATCAGAGGGCACAGCAAAGCGGACGGGTGACACATCGTCAGTCCATCCGCATATATCGTTCGACCAGCTTCCTGGGTCCGCTCTCATCCGCGTACCCCATTCGCCGGGCACACTCACTCCAGCTCTTCCCGTCCAGGTACCGCAGCCGCAGCGCGCGCCGGGTCATGGAGTCGGAAACGCCGTCGATCCACTGCCGCACCTCGTCCTGCTCATCCCGGCACTGCGCCTCGATCCGCCGAAGGCGGTCCCGGGCATCTTCGAACGGCCGTTCCCCGAACAGGCAGCCGACGCCGTAAGTAATTTCCATGCGTTCGCGGTGGCGCTTCTCGCGAGAAAACCGCTCGCGCTCCTCCTCGAGCTCGAGCAGCAGGCTTTCCACCTGCCGCAGCCGTTCCCTTGTCATTTCCGTCCATACCTCCTGCCTCTTCGGTCTCACGCTTCCATCTGCTTACAGTTCTGCGCTTCCGCGCAGTCCCTCCCTTTGAAAATACGAAAAGTAATGCGATAACAAATAGTTATCATTCGTCCGAATCTGTCCGAGGAAATGCAAGGGAATTGTTAGACCCCTTACAAGCCAGAAAAGCGGACATTTTCCGCTCCTTCTCAGCACCGCCAAACGCTGGCAGGCCGATCGTAAAGCCGCTTGCGTCGGCGGCGTATGCGCTCCCACGGGTCAGGCGCGGCTCGCTTTCTCTGCCGTGCCCAGTAGGCGTCGAAGGCCTCCCGGTCGACGATCACGCCGACCAGATAGCGAAATACGCCGTACTGATTTTCCTTGGCCTCGCTGTCAAGAACCTTGACGCCGGGCGGAATTTCCCCTGCCTCGCTGTCCGGCAGACGAAGCCGGAGCGGCTCGTTCGGCTTTTTGAGGTTGCGGCTGCAAGAGTACGCGCGCCGCCCCTTGCTGTGCGGCTGATCCAGAAGATACTTTACGGTGTCCTCGAAAAACTCGGTGTTCTGCCGGAGCGGCCGGACGTCGACCGTGCCATGCGGCCAGCATTCCCCGATGATCTTCGCCATCGTCGAGAGTGCACCCGCTCCCTCCATTCCTCGCAGAATGATATGGAAATGTGCGCGCACGCTGCACCCCGGCAGCTCATGTTCTGCCGGAAATACGATGTAGGCATGCTCGACGTCGAGCTTCGCAAGTCTGCGCTTCATTTGAGAATTAAACTTTTCGAGGTCCTTGCCCTCGTTCTCCGGCGCTTCCGCATAGGTAAGGCACACAAACAGGTCCCGCGTCTCGCGGAAATTGCACGCGATAATCTGCATCACATTCCATTTCCGCGAGAGAGCATTGCATTTCTTTTTCGCCTCGCTTGTCTGTTTCTTGCGCTCGCCGCGCTGTCGTTGACTCTCCCCCGGCACGAAGCCGATGGAATAAAGCGACATCTGATAAAGATTGCCGTTTGCTTCTTCTTTCTGAAAAATCATAAAATTACACCTCACTTCGGCAACTTCGGACCTATGCAAGCATTACGGTCCTCGGCCGAGGGCATTGAATTATAGTGCCCGTTCAAGAATGGGCTGAAATGGTTTACTAGAGAGTAATAAGCGCCGCCGGGCGGCGCGCTGGACGGCGGCCAGACCGCAGCCGCGCCGGCTGTCTGGTCTGCACCGGCCGGATGCAGTCCGGCGGCCCGGTCTGCATCACGCCCGATCTGCGCGCCTGGTCTCATTTTTCCGGCGGTCGGCTCCTGCACCTGCACCGCCGGATATTGAAGAATTTTCGCGCGAAAGTTGATATTTTCGCGCCATTGTATTGACTTTCGCGCGAAAGTCTGATATAATATAGATAGTGAAAGAGAGATAAACCCCGGACAGAAAGGAAAATGAAAGATGACCGCAACCGAGAAAGCAACCGCAAAAATCGCAGCACTGACCGATGACCAGCTCTTTGGAGCATGGGAATACACCCAATACTCGCACATCGAGCCGGAAACCTCAATTACTCGCGGCTGGCTGATGGACGAGATTGCAACGCGCTACCCATGGGGCTTTGACGCATGGCTCGATCAGGACGCACCGGAAGACAGCGATCTTCGCCGTTTCTGCCTTGTAAATCCTATGTGCCTTTCCTGCTCCCGCTTTGCCGCAGAGATCACTGGCAGTTGGTACGACAAGGACGGCAAGTGCAAAGGCGACTTCGACCGAAGCCACAGTGGTTGCATCATGCACAGCTAACGGTTCTCGCGGGTTCACCCTTAAAGCCCGCACCCATAAATTTTTATTTGGAGGTACACACCATGAACCCCATCAAACACACCGAGTACAAACACAACGGCCGCCGCGTTATCCTCGACACTAGCGAACTCGCGCCGGGCAAATACGAGACTATGCTCCTGTACCCCACCAACGGCCACGAGATTGCCTGCCGCACGGCAAGCACCGAGGCGGACGCAATCGCAGACTTTGACGAGCTGCTGACCGCCTACCCGGCAGACACCAAGCCCGCAGCACCCAAGCCGCTTACCGGCAAGTACGCCAAGCTCCGCGACGATCTGCGCAAGGTGTACGAGATCGGCAAAGCCGCAGCCGCACAAGTCGAGGACGGCGGCACCTGTAATTTCGATGCGCCCTCGCTCCTGCTCCCGCGCTGGCAGTCCGCCAAGATCAAGCAGGCTTGTGAAGAAGCCGGATGCGGCTGCTTTGAGTGGAAGTGCTTTAATCGGCGCTGGGTTATCTGCTTCCGCATCGCCGGCCAAGCCTACAAGCGCGAGACCGCAGCCGAATCCATGACCAAGGCGCTTACCGCTATGGGCTATGATGCCCTCACCTACTGTGCTATTGACTGATCCACCCACACCGGGCGGGGCGGTATAACCCCGCAGAAAGGAAGATATATAATGACCATCAAGGCAAGCTGGAGCGCGTACAGCGTCCGCAAGGTGTGTATCAATAACGACTTCTGCACGTCCATGACGTGCGGCGAGTACGAAAATATGCTCGACTGGGTATCTTCTCACGAGCCGACCGCCCATAATGTCGAGACCGTCGCCCACCAGATCGAGCAGGGCACCGGCACGCCGGAGGGAATCACCCGCGGCGAGTTTTACGAGTGCATCACTTACGCGCTGCTTAACGGCGCGATGATCTACCGGCTGGAGGCGTAACCGCCGCGGCCGCTGGCCCTCTCGACAAACCGCAGTTTTGCGGTACAACAGCAAAACCCGCCCCGGAGGTAACGAGGGCAGAAAGGAAATAGCCATGAATGAGCAGCTTTCTTTATTCGGTGATCCCGTTCCCGTCTGTCGTTATCTCGTAGTTACCTACTGCGACGATAGCAAATATGACGACAAAAAAGCCTTTCGCACCGTCTCCGAGGCTATCGCTGACGCGCGGTGCTACCTGAAAGGTTTTCCGCAGTGCGGCATTCCCCCGTATGATGGTGCAGCCGTCTGGGACTACGTAGTTAAGAAATACATCCGCATCTATGGCGACTTCCCGGACGAACGCGCCCACCGCGACCTTATCGAGTGCGCCCGTGATGACCTTCGCAAGGCTTCCGGCTCCCCTGACTTTGACAAGCGCTTCCGCACCGCCTGCCGCCGCTATGGCGACGATGCAGCATACACCGCCCGCGAAGTATACGACATCTGGTACTGATCCCCTTCGACAAATCGCAATTTACAAAGAGTATTAAGCCGGCGGCGCTGTCAACAACTTTTGCGCGAAAGTTATTGACAGCGCGCCCCTAAAAAGTTACAATCAGAGAAAGGAAAATAAAAAAATGGCAATAGCCAAAATCATATGTACCTGCAAAAACTGTGGAAGCGAATTCGAGATCCGCAAAGCCAAGCGCAACCGCGCCGAGGCGGATAGCTTCAAGGCCTGGGCGATTGAAAACATCACCGAGTGCCGCGAATGCCGCGCGCGCCGCGCGCACGAGGAGGCGATGCAGGAGGCCGAAGGCCTGCCGCAGCTGACCGGATCTGAAAAGCAGATTTCGTGGGCGGTCGACATCCGCGCGCGTGTAATTCGCATCATCAAGAGCCAGAATCCCTATCAGCTCCCGGATCTTGACGCGGTGCTGAAGGTAAAGACTAAGGCCGGCTGGTGGATCGACGAGCGCGGCCGCGATGAAAGCACGCTGATCAACGACGCGGTCAAAAATGATCCGCAGCTCGAGGACCGCCGGCGCGAGATTGTCGAAGAGATCCGCGAGCAAATCGAAGCCGAGATTGAGACCATCGCCGAAGCCGGTACCCTCAAAAACTGTGATGCAACGCCGGAAGAGATCCGCGCGCAGCTGGTCGGGGTCCGCGCGTGTTACCAGAAAGCGTTTTTAGGAATGCAGCTCGATCGTTTTATCTCGTGGTACGAACGCCACCACCGGAAGTGCGGCGTGTACGAACTGACGCGCAACACACTGCGGCAGGGCCTCACCTGGGACGCCGTCGCGTGCCAGTGGGTGAAGTGAAAAAAATTTTCCGGCAGGCGTTCCGCCTGCCGGGCTCAACCGGAAGGAGAAGCAGCAGAAATGAACAAACTCATTAGAGGAAAAAGGTACAACACCGAAACCGCGCGCCGCGTCGGCGCGCACGGCGCGGAAGAGCTCTACACAAAGCGGAGCGGCGAGTTTTTCCTCGCAATGCAAGATGAAATCCGGCCGATAACGCCGGAAGAGGCGGCCGAATGGGGCGAGAAGTATCTCACGCCTGACGAGTGCAAAGAGATCTTTGCACCCGCTGACGACAGCAGCAAAGGCCGCCTTGGAATCATGCTGCCGCCGAGTATGATCGAAAAGCTCCGCCGAAAAGCACAGGAGCACAGAATAAGTACGAGCGAATATCTCGAAAAAATCATCGAGGCGCACCTGAAGGAAGGTAGATAAGATGCTGTACGACGAAATCGTAAAGCGTTACCGAGCATGCGAAAGCATGAAACAGGTTGCGCGCGAACTCGAGGTGAATCACGGAGTTGTTCGCCGAGTGCTCATCACTGAGGGGCTAATAAGTGATGAGCGAACAGAAAAAGCAATTGCAATGCGTAGAGAAGGCGCAAGCCTCGAAGAAATCGCTGAAGTATTGCACGTTAAGCGCAATACAGTTTTTAATTATATCCCGTACCCAAGCACCTGCCGGCGCGACTGGCCGAAAACGAAAAACGCTGAACGCATCCGAAGATGCAAAGAGCGCAAACGCGAAAAGGAGGAACAAAATTGAAAGCACACTTATACTTGCACCCGTCGGGTTTTTCGAACGTCGCCGATCGTGTGATCATCAAAAAGGAACCCTGTGAAAACTTCTCCGGTACTGCCGTGCACGCAGAACTGGATTTGCCGGATGGCTGGCAGGTGGTCTCAACGAACTTCGGTGATGCAATTATCACCGAAAAGGACGAGATCATAGAAAAAGTGTACCCCGGAAAGCTCAAAGTTTCCGGTTCTGCATATCGCGGCTCAATCACGATTTACAGTAGCTCCGGCAAGAAAATGCTGCAACGAGTGCTCGAGTGGAACTAACCCCCAAAGCCGACCCGTCACCGGGTCGGCTTTTCTTATTCCTTTCCACCTTCCACAAGATCAAAGATAGTGTTCTCGTCCAGATCCCGCAGCTCGAGCTGCCCATCCACGCGACGGAGCTTGAGCTGCTGCTTCACCTCGCCGCAGGACTTGTCTTTCTGGGTGATGGACGATGCCACATTGTACTCAAAATACGGTTTGTTGATCGAGTGCGGAATACCCTCCTCGTCAACTTCCTCCACGCGCCAGAGATCCACATCGACCTTGAGCGTCACCGAGCCCTCGCTGAGCCCCTGACGGAGCAGATCATTCAGCACGCCGCGCAGCTTGTCGTCAAAAAGCTCGACAGCACCATCAAAGATCGAGCCGCGCAGGCTCATTTCGTGTTTCACGCTCATTCACCTCCTCCCTGATCCGCTTCAAGGTTTTCTGCACGCCCGCATGGCGTGCCACCTTAAAATCAGTTTCCAATTCAAAAAGGGCGATAACCTGTTCGGCCACGTTGAAAACGTCCGCCAGCTCGGCGTCCAGATGCTCGAGCCGCGCCTCCAGATCACGCTTTTTACCGCCCTGCTCGTGGAAGCTGAGCAGCATCAGCACTTCGCTTGCCGCGCTCGACGCCTCGCCGAGCTCCTCCATCAGCTTGCAGACCTGCCGCTCCTGGCCGTAATAATTGGCAATCTTCAAAAGTTTTGCCGCACGTTTCGTGTTCATATTTTTCGTCTCCTTGTCTTTATCTGTGCGCTTTTCAGTGCTCGGAAATTTCGGATTTCTAAAATCAACATTATCCCAGTCGATGTCAAGCGTATGCTTCATGCGCTCCGGCAGATCTGAGAAGCGTGTCGGAGCTCGCCCGTGCCGCATGTCGTCGATCAAGAGCGTCAAAACATGCTCGGCGGTCCGGCAGAGATTTAAGTAATATTCGTAAAGCTCAAGGTCAGGAATTTTTCCGCACTCCGTGCCCGGCTGAAGTTCAAGACGAACGCCGAGCAGATCGTCCAGATCAAAATAAAAAGTTCTAATAGCCAAAGCTGAGCCTCCTAATCAATCTTGAGTTTCCCATAATATCGAATATCCATCCGGCTGACGTCCTCGGCCATCCGCCGCAGCTTTTCAAAGGCGTAATCGTCGTCGACCTCCGCCCGCATTTTCGCAAGCTCGTCCGAGTTTGCCTGAAATGCCTCGAAAAACTTTTGCAGACGCTCAGGCCCGAAGCCGTAAGCGTCGTGCAGGCTGACCGCCGTCAGCCAGAGATACCGCTGCATGCTCTGCTCGACGTTCAAGAGCGCCGCCTCATCCATCGCCAGCTGCAAGCGGTCCCGTCGCGACTTGAGAACGTCCGCGTAGTTCATCCCGGCCGGCTTGCCGGGGCGCTTGCACTTCTTCTGTTTCATGCAAGCCTGTCCCCTTCCCTGCGCAGCCAGTCCGCGATGACCGCCGCGAACTTCTCGCGGGCAGCCTCATCAGTCTGCTGAAGCTCCGCGAGTGCCTGCTCGAGCCGCTCCTCCACGCCGCGCAATTCGCCAAACAAAAAGTTGACCTTGTGCGCGGCCAGATTTTTCGCCTTGTCGAGCCGTTCCTCTGCCGCCAGGGCGCGCGACTCAGCCGCGCGTACCGCCTCGGCATTTTCCGCGCTTATCTTCTCGACGCTCACGCCTGTGCCCACCTCCTCGAATACATGCAGCTCTGAACCGAGCTTTCCGTGCGCCCGAGCTGGCGCGCGATCTCGGAACGCGAGTAGCCGTTTTTAACCATATCCTTGGCTTCCCTGATCTCCGCGATCTTCCAGAAACCGGACTTGCGCGTCTTGATCACGCCGAGCCGGCGCAGATGGCTGCGCACAGTCTCCTGTGTGCGGTGAAAGTGGCGCGCGATCTCTTCGATCGTGACGTTATCGCGGTACAGCTCCGCGAACCCTTCCGCCTCGCACTCTGAAACCGGGACAAAGTGGATTTCGGGCTTGTCCTCTGTCTCCGCGCTCTGCCGGATGCGCATCGCCTCCGGCAGTCTCCGCCGGTCCTCGTCCGGCGTGAGAAACGCCTCGCGGACAGCGTATGTATTTCCGAAAGCATGGTGGGTGGTCTCCCGGACCTCAAACCGCCCCTTCGGATGGCGGTAAACCGTTTTTACGCCGATTACCATGGTTGTACATCTCCTCCGTGCGCGCCCTGTAAATGCGCGCCTCAATTTTCTTTTTCGCCTCCCAGACGTCCGGAAGGTCTTTCATCGGCGCGCAGATCGGATACGCGCGCCCCTCGTCGCCCATCGTCCCGACCAGGTGATACTCCACCTCGCCGAACAGCGTCCGCTGCACCTCGACGCGCACGCGGTCGATCTTGACGCGCGGCAGGTCGGTGAGCTGGCTGTAGGGCTTGATCTCGAGCCCCGAAAAGCTAATCATCCGTCTTTTCCGCCCTTCTCGCCGCGAGCCGTTCGTGCAGCAGGCGGAGCGTGCGCTCATACTGCGCCTTCTCTTCGCGTTTTTTCTGCCGGCCGTAGAAGTCCGCCCACTGACAGGCGGACTCCATCGCGCGTTTTCTCTGCCAGTACCGCTCGCGGCTTGAGAGCTTGCGGCTCATCGGCCGATCTGGCGGAAGAAGTCACGCTTCCAGGCGCGGCGCTTTTCCGCCTTTGCGGCCGTGCGGTAGTTGCGGTAGAGTGACAGCAGCGCGTGCATCGCGGTGCAGTAGGCAGCGCAGCCGAGCAGCACGCAGCCGACAGCGACCGAAGCCGGCAACGCGCCGCTAATGCCGAACGCCGCCGCCAGCGCGACCGATACCGCGCCCATCGCCGCCGCGATCTTATACGTTTTCTTTTCCATCTTCCTGTTGCCTCCTCTGTTTTTTGAGAAATAAATCCCATGCGGTCTGCTGCACCTGCCGGATGCGGCGTTCCATCTCTTCCGGCGGAACGTCCCGGTAGCAGTCATCGTCGATGTAGACCGTCCCGTTCGGGTAGTGGTAAGTAGCTACGATAGCCATGCGGCCACCTCCTCCCGGCAGTTTATGCCTTTTCCTGCTTGTCCGTTGCCTGTCCGAGCATTTTTGCCTTCTCAAGCTCGATGCGCGCGGCAATGACCAGACTCTCCGGCGCTTCCGGATCCGCGAGCAGCGCCTCCGCGCTCATGCCGAGATATTCGTTATAGGGTTTTATCATACAGGTATCACCTCGATCTTAACCGCCTTGTCCATCCATTCCGTTACCTTCGCGATAGCCTCAGCCTTGTCCTTACAGAAGAACTGACGCATCACCCGGCCGCCCCGCGGCCGCTCGAGCATCACCCAGACCTCATACTTCACGGTGTTCTCCATTTCGATCATCCTCACCCCTTCCCTTCCGCCTGCTCGGCGTCCAGCGCGAAAAGATATTCAAAATCAGCGTGAAACAG